GCTGAGATGGATTCCGTCAAGGTTTGCACCTTTAACGCAAACAAGGATAAAGCCTGGCGCATCCTGTCAGAGTCAGACACTGATCCGCTCGACATCCTGAGCGGTCGCAAGGTCCAAGCGTTCTACCGTTGTATCTCAGGTTACGATGATTCTGTGTGCGTCGATGGCCATGCTTACGCCATCTTCATGGGTGAGCGCATCCCAACGACTCAAACACCGTCTATTGGTAAGGGTCTCTATGAAGCCATAGAGCGTAGCTACCAAATCGCTTCAGATCACAGCTATGACCTGTGCGGCATGAAGCTCACCCCTGCTGAGGTTCAAGCTACCACCTGGGTCACATATCGCAGACTCATACAGGAGGGCTAATGCCCTCTTTTTTTCTGTTCACAAGCCGCCACGCCTATGTTTGTTAATGATCAGAAGACTGCCGAGGCTAAGACTGGTAAGCCGAAGCAGAACAAAAAACAGACCGGTCAAGATCGCCCCTACCGCCTCCCCTACGTTATCAAATGAGCACCACCTATCAATTGATGTTTGGCCGCCGCGTTGTATTCGACGGCTCCATGACTGATGAGGGCTTTGATGAGTCCATCATCCGCTTTGACATCGCCCAAGAGGACTTCGATGACTTCCTGGCAAATGCTGTGGGCACTGTCTTCCCTCACTTTACTGTGACTGAGGGCACGGGCCGATGGAAGGGCAGGATGGAGAGGATGTGGATTGTTACCATCATCACCAATGGTGACTCGGCTGGACAGATCCACCAAATAGCCAAACAGTATGCGGAAGACTTCGCGCAAGATAGCGTGCTAGTCAATTCTTTTAACTCAGAGTATCTAATTGTACAACGCACACAATGATTGATCCACTTGAGGTGATTGAAAAGCTGGAGCAAGGTGGGCATAAAGGGCTCACATATCCTGAGCAATTGTTTATCGTTGAGGTCTTCAAGGCTGCAGCTAAAACACAAAACGAAGAGCTGATGAAGGTGGTTCTGATGATTCAGAAAGCCCACCTAGATTATTGTTACAAACTCAAGAAACGAGGGAGGCCCCGCAAGTGAATTGGCTAAGCCCAGGTTCTGCAATTATTCTGTTACTTGGCTTCCTAGCCATTGTCGAAACAGCCCACCTAAAGTATCATGATGAACAGCTCGGCACCCCTTCTGAGCATTGTACACCACACCATGACTGACTATGGAAATCATCACGGTTGATATGCTAGCTCACCACCTTGAGGATGTGCTCACCTGGCGTCAACTCAGGAAGCTAGCAAAACAGAATAAGATCAAACAGTACTCCTACCTTGGCAAGAAAGCGTTAGCTACTGCCTTGGCTATTCAGTCCTTCAACCGAGCGAAACGCAATGGCATTTCCCACCCCAAACAGTGAGGAATATGATGATCTGCTTTATACTTTACAGCACGTTGCTGTTGACAGATGCACAGACCTCATTGGCCAAGTCAATGCTCACTCCGATGTCTTGGACCCCGATGAGCCTGGAGACGACGCAGGTAGATTGTTGGTTGCTCAACTTGGATTGGACGGATCCGAAGACGAGATTGAACAGACCCAACATCTTATCAGTGTTATCTCCAACATAATTGTTATCCGCAAAGCCAGGAAGAACATCCACAACTGATGGCAACAAAAGAGCAACTCGCCCGCCAATTTCAGCGTGAACTCGATGCACGAACCGAAGCGATCAAACGCCTCCGTGAAAGGACGCGGACGGCAGAGGAGAGGACCTACGCATCTGCCACCACCTATGGCAGTGCATTTATCAAGGCTGGACTTGAAAAGATCACCGATGAGATCCAGAGCAAGGTTCATCGAATCAGCCAAGGATGGCCTTCTGAAAAGGCAGAGGCTGTTCTGGCTGTGAAAGACAGCGACCCTGCGGTGATTGCTTTGATCACTGCCAAGGGTGTGCTGGATGTGCTTGGTGCTCGGCGTTTGGATCATCCAACCTACGCCGCAGTGTCTGCCCACATTGGTCGGCTGGTCTTTGATCAGATCATGCTGGATCAGTTTGCAGCAGAGCACAAGGATCTCTTTGCTCAAGCCAACCTGTTCATCCATGCCCACAAGGGGTACCTGTACAAGGTCCAACGGTTCCGAGCAGCAATGCGGAAGAACAATGTGAAGGCTTTGCACTGGTCGCCTGCTGTGCGCCACCTCGTTGGTGGATGGTGCCTTGATCGTCTGGCAACAGCGACTGGATGGGTCAATGTGCGGATCGCTCAGAAGACAGCCAAGAAGAGCCTTCGCATAGTCACCTACTCAAAAGAGTTTTTGGAGGCCAAGGAGGCGCTGCTAGCGCAGTCTGAGAGCTTTGCTGCCTGCCTGTGGCCCATGCTGTGTGAGCCAAACGACTGGGATGGGAAGAATCGAGGGGGGTATCTGACCAACGAATTGAGGCAGCTCAACAAGCTGGTTCGGAGCCATGCCCCAAGAAGGTGCCACCTAATACCGGAAAGCTCCGCAATGCGGGCGCTGAACCGGTTACAGAAGGTTCCATACCGCATCAACCCTGCGGTTTTGGAGATAGCCAATTTCTGCCATGAACACCGCATCAGTGTGGGTAAGTTCAGAGCTGAGGAGCCATTGCCTCCACCGCCAAAGCCAGATCCTTGGGAGTCTGCTTCTGAGGAAGACAAGCTTGCTTATCGACGAGCTCGAACAGAGATCGAAGACAAGAATGCTGCACTGGCGCAGAAAAACTATCGAACGACTGAGTGCTTGTTTGTTGCAAATAAGTACAAAGACGAAGAAGCCTTCTGGCATGGTTGGAGTTTCGATTTCCGTGGTCGGGTCTACCCAATAGCCACATCCCTGTCCCCACAGGGAACCGATTTCGACAAGGCGCTTTTGATCTTTGCTGAGTCTGGTCCTGTCAATGAGTGGTGGTTATCTTTTCAGGTAGCTACGACTTGGGGCAATGGACTTGACAAAGCACCGATGAACGAGAGAATTGAGTGGGTGGCTAACAACCACAACCTCATCACTCGTGTTGCTACTGACCCGAAGGGAACCATCCCTGAATGGTCACAAGCCGAAGAGCCTTGGTCTTTTATTTCTTCAGCCATCGAGTTCTATGAATGTGTCATTGTTAAGAGCAAGTCTCACTCATCCCATCCTATCTCAGTTGATGCTACTTGTTCTGGTCTACAGCATCTTAGTGCGATTGCACTGGACAAGACAGCAGCAGCAATGGTCAACGTTGTCCCCACAACGAAACCGTCTGACGGGTATGCCATTGTTGCCGACAAGGCGAAGGAGATTCTTCCTGGACATCTTCACCAATTGATTACAAGGAAAACTTGCAAGAGAACGGTGATGACCACGCCATATGGGGTGACGGAGAACTCCGCACGAGATTACATTCGTCAAGAACTAAAGGGTGTCGAACTTGAGAAGGGGGAACTTCAAGCAATTGTCAAAGCCATCTATCGCTATGCAGTGAGAGAGGTGTTTGCTGGTCCTTGTGCGTCTATGGATTTTATTCAGAAGGCAGCAGGAGAAGCCATCAAACAAGGCAAACAATTTATTACTTGGACTACCCCTTCTGGTTTTCCTGTTGTACAGGAGTACCGCAAGAACGACTGTGAAATGGTCAACACCAAACTCTTGGGTCAACGACTCAGAACAGAGTTACTCAAACCCTATGAAGAGCGTCAGGTTGATCTACAAAAGTCAAAGACAGCAGCCAGTCCCAATCTGGTACATTCGATCGATGCTGCCCTGATTCACAACACGTTTGCTGATTGGGAAAAACCCTTTACAGTGATTCATGATTGTGTCTTGGGTCGGTCATGCGATATGGATGAAATGGGTAAGAAGATTCGTGATGAGTTCGTCAAGATCTACTCCGAACCTGTGCTCGAAAACTGGGCCAAAGAAGTTGGCGTTGACTTTGACGAGTCCATCATGAAGAACACACTGGACATCAACGATGTTCAAGCAAGTTCCTATTTTTTCTGCTGATGACCACCACCAGTTACCATGGCTTGACTGCCAACCTTGAACGCTACGCTGAGTACTTCGGTATGCAGCAGAGTGTCATTGAAAACATCTACGAAGAATACGAAGCAGAGGTCGAACGCTTTGACACAGATCTGGACTTCTTCACCTACATGGTAGAAGAGCTGTCTAACTGTGCCTTCATGGTTGCTGCCCTAAACGGTGGCAATGTCGTGGAGTGTCTGGAGGCGTACGACGAGGCTTTCAGCACACTTGCGGACACCTCCGATGACGAAGAAGGATGATTATCTAGACTCCCGTTTGTGGGACCTAGCCGAAAGGCTCTATGATCCACAGCTTGACAATTCTGTCTGGGAGGTCTATGATTGCCTTGTTGAACACGAGCGTCGAACGCTCATTGCTGACTACACCGAGCTGCTTTACGATGTCTGAATCCCGCTTCATCGTTGACACCACACTGGAGGGCTATGTAAATGCCCTCAAACCATCTGGCAAATACAACAACTGCTGCTTCTCCTTTTCTGTTGACAAGGAAACGCTTGGCAAGTTTGATGAGACGTATGAGAATGCTATGTCATGGGGTGAGAACCAAATGGCAGGCAAGCGATTCACCAAAGAACTTCCCAAATGGGATGAGTCTGGCTTCATCAAATACAGCTATGGCGGTGAGCAGGGTAAGCCGATGTTCCCCTGGATTGACACCGAGGGACAACCCGTTGATCTGGAGACCCCTATCTGGAAAGGTACTAAGGTCCGCCTGATCATCGATCTGAAGCCATACACCATGGCTTCCAAAGTTGGACTGAGCCTCAAAGTCAAAGGTGCCCAAGTCATCAAGCTTGTTGGCCCCGGTGGCTCTGACTCTGGAGATCTGGACACCGAAGACGTTGCCAAGATCTTTGGCAAGGTTGATGGTTTCAAAGCCTCATCTCCTGCTTATGTTCCCAACGAAACTCAAGACTCTGACGACGACATTCCGTTCTAATGGCCGGCTACCGTTCTCGTCTGGAGGAACGGTTAGCTAAGTGGTTAGACCTGAATGGATTCGCCTTTGAATATGAATCCCTCAAACTTGATTACAAGATCGAAGCCGTTTACAAACCAGACTTCATACTACCCAATGGAGTTATTCTGGAGGCTAAGGGCTATTTCAAACCGGAAGACAGAAGAAAAATGCTTGCCGTCAAAAAGCAGCATCCAGATCTGGACATCCGTTTAGTCTTTCAGTCTCCACATAACACATTGACTAAACAATCTAAAACGACTTATGGCATGTGGGCAACTAAAAACGGTTTCCCTTGGTGCCATGAGCGTAACATTCCCTCTGACTGGCTCGAATGAAAATCACCAAATCACTTGCTGGTAAGGTGTTCATTGGTAAAAAGAAAAAGAGCAAGCGACCCAAGAAAAACGGTAAAGCCTACCGTGGCCAGGGTCGCCGATGATTGACTCCGACAGTGAGTTTGTACGCCATGAGCCATGCTCTGCCTGTGGAAGTAGTGATGCCCTTGCTCGCTATAGCGACAATCATGCTCACTGCTTCTCTTGTGGCCATTATGAGCATGGCGATGGTTCAGTTTCTTTTCACAAGCCGCAACGCACCATGGACTTCACCGGGGACATCATACCCCTCAAAGGAAGAGCAATCCTAGAGGACACTTGTAAAAAGTTCAATGTCCGCTATGATGCTTACACCAAAACTCTGCGCTTTCCCTACTACAACAGTGGGGGCCAGCTTGTAGCCTTCAAGGCTCGCAATGTTGACAAGGAGTTTTCCTGGTCCGGCAAGAATGAAGACCACCAACTGTTTGGACAACAGCTGTTTGGTGGCGCCAAGGGTAACAACAAGACCCTTGTAATTACTGAAGGTGAGCTAGACGCCATGAGTGTCTGGCAAGCTCGGCCCAACTGGCCCGTCGTCAGCCTTGACAACGGAGCAAAGTCGGCCAAGCGTAGCCTCCAGCACCAATACAAGTTCGTTGATAGATACGACGAAATTGTTCTGCTGTTCGACTCAGACGATGCTGGCCAGCTTGCAGCACAGGAATGTGCTCAGCTGTTCAACCACGCCAAGGTATTCATTGCCCGGCTGTCTGAGTACAAGGATGCCAACGAGGCCATAGTGGCCAAGGATGCAGAAGCCATCCGCCAGGCATTCTGGCAAAAGAAGCCATACTCGCCAAAGACCGTTGTTGATGCGAGCGACCTGTTTGATCTGGTTCGTAAGCCTCTCCACGGCAAAGACGCTGACTGGCCCTACGTTGGGCTGAACAACATGGTTGGTGGTCTGAGGCTGTCTGAGCTGGTGACCCTCACCGCAGGCTCAGGCGTGGGCAAAAGCACCGTATGTGGTGAAGTTGCTCAGAGTCTGGTTGACCAAGGGTTCAAGGTTCTCTACATTGCCATGGAGGAAGGTCTACAACGCACAGCCCTCCGGCTGATGTCGATTAAGGCCAACCGCCCACTTCATCTGAACAATGAACTACCTGACGAAGATTTCAAGCAAGCGTTCGATCAATCCATTGGTACGGGCCAGGTATTTCTTCGTGACGGTTTTGGATCGGTTGATCCAGATGCAATCCTCAGCGATTGTCGGTTCGCAGTACAGGCGAAAGGGGTTCGATGGATAATCCTTGATCACCTTTCTATCTTGATGTCAGGCAATGACAGTCATGATGAGCGCAAGCTTATCGATGTCACCATGACAAAGCTACGGAGTTTTGTGGAAGAGACCAGTGTTGGCATGATTCTTATCAGCCACCTGCGTAGGCCACAGGGCGACAAAGGACACGAGGATGGCCTTGCTGTAAGCCTGGGACAACTCAGGGGAAGTCACAGCATTGTGCAACTCAGTGACCTTGTACTTTCGCTCGAACGCTCCGTATCCTCTGGTCAAACTGCAACCGTTGTTCGATGCTTAAAAAATCGTTTCAATGGCAAATGTGGCAAGGCTACGGTGGTGTCATACCAAGAAAACACAGGTAGAATGGTCGAAGATTTGACAGCAGAGTTCAACACACCCGCTGATGACACCGATGACCGAGGACTTCCCTTTTGACATAGATGAACAGAGAGGCTTTTGTTCCTGTGGATCCACCACATTCTTTTATTCTGAGATGGATCCTGATGGATACTTCTGCACAGAATGTGGCAAGCCTGACTTCGTTACGCAAGCCAAGCTTGATCGTGAAGAACCTGGCAACTGGTCACTATGAAGCTACTGTTCGACATTGAAACAGACGGCCTTCCGCGTAAAGGCTTGAGCTGTATCCACTGCATTGTTACCAAGGACCTCGAAACCGGCCAGGTGAACAGGTACAACGACGTTGGTAACACAGAATCAATCACCACAGGCATCAACCTATTGGCTGAGGCTGATGTGTTGGTTGGCCACAACATCCTGGGGTTTGACCTCCCAGTGATCAAGCACTTGTTTCCTTTCTTTGAGTACTCAGGAAAGACATTTGACACCCTCATCCTGTCACGGATGTTCCGCACCAATATCCTCTCAGAGGACATCAGGAAGCGGCCACCTGGCATGGCTGGTCAACTGTATGGCAGGCACAGTCTAGAAGCATGGGGCTATCGTCTCGGCAACTACAAGGGACAGTTCGGTAAGTCAACCGATTGGTCTGAGTGGTCCGTTGAGATGGAAGACTATTGCGAACAGGACGTGCATGTTTGTGAGTCGCTGCTGCAGACCTTCTACAAGGAGATCCGCCTGTACGACTGCGCCATCCACATCGAGCATGAGACTGCAAAAATCATGTCTCTACAAGAGTGGTCTGGCTGGCCCTTTAATGTTGAGAAAGCACAGAAGCTTGAATCCACTCTCCGAACAGAGATGGATCAACTTGCTGACCACATGCGAGAGACGTTCCCGTATGTGGACGGTGGGAGTATGACCCCCAAGCGCAACAACAAGACAAAGGGCTACATTGAGGGTGCTGAATTTACTAAGCTGAAGGAGTTCAACCCCACCAGCAGGCAGCACATTGCTTTTGCTTTTGCTACCTGGCGTGGTTGGAAACCAGAACAGTTCACAGATACCGGGAACCCGAAGATCGATGAAGGAGTACTTAAAGCCATCGACACTGAAGAAGCTAGAACCTTCGCACGGATTCTGGAACTTCAGAAAGCCCTTGGACAACTCAGCGACGGCACAAACGCCTGGCTCAAGATGGTCACCAAGGAGGGAAGGATTCACCACACCTGCCAACTGGCTACGAACACAGGGAGAAACGCGCACAGCCGACCAAATCTGGGCCAGACGAGTTCGGATCCTCGTTGCCGCGAACTATTTAATCCTGGTCATGATCGGATCCAGTTGGGTGCAGATGCTTCCGGCTTGGAGCTTAGGATGCTTGGGCATTATTTGTCTTATTTCGATAATGGTGCTTTCGCTGACGTTGTAATCAACGGAGACATCCATCAACAGAATGCAGACCGTGTGGGTTGTACAAGGAAAGAAGTGAAGACCCTTACTTATGGGTTTATCTACGGGGCTTCCGATAAAAAGTTAGCCCTGTCCCTTGACAACACCTTAGATGATGTCCATGCCAGAAAACTCGGCAAAGAAATCCGGGAAAAATTTTTGGCGGCTATTCCTGGGTTGGAACCACTTCTCGCGCATATCAACCGTCGGGCTGATTCTGACGTGTTGGTCGCTCTCGATGGCAGACCAATACGTTTACAAGGAAAGCGACACGCAGCTACCAACTACTTACTCCAAAGTGCTGGAGCCATCTGCTGTAAGCTGTGGAACAACATCGCCTTTGCACAGTTCATTGAACTGGGGTATAAATGGGGCGACGACTTCCAATGGCTTGGATGGATCCACGACGAAATCCAGCTATCCGTAGCACCACACATTCTGAATGATGCCAAGTTCCAACTCGAATGGTCAATCGTCCAAGCGGGCGAGCAACTCGGGCTCAAAGTCCCGCTCGCAGCGGAAGCAAAAGACGGTGCGACCTGGGCCGACTGTCACTGAGCCGGAGCTGCGGATTGACGCAGACTTCTATGCTTACCGTAGTTGCCAGGTAAACGAGACAGAACTAGATTGGGGCGATGATCTTGTAACCATCGCTTCTAATTTCAAAGAGGTGATCAGATCATTTAACTATGACATTGATTGTCTCAAGAAAAGATTTAACACAGAACGTGTGCTGTTGTTCTTCTCTAGCAGTAAGAACTTCAGAAAGACCATCGACCCTGAATACAAAGGCAAGCGCACCAAGCGAAAACCAGTAGGTTACAAGCGGCTTTTGGAATGGTGCAATGCCAATTACAAAACTATTCGTTATGAAAACCTCGAAGCTGATGACGCATTGGGTCTGGAATGCCATTGTGATCCTAGCGATTTTATCCTTGTATCTCCTGACAAAGACCTGAAGCAAATATCTTGCAACTTATTCAATGGCAACGAATTATTACAGGTCACTACTGAAGAGGCTGATTACTGGTTCTGGACTCAATGCCTTACCGGTGATCCAGTCGATGGATACAAAGGCGTACCTGGCGTTGGTAGCAAGGGCGCAGAAAAAATCTTGGCTAAGGCAGAAGATCCGTGGGAAGCAATCGTAACGTCTTATGAAAAGGCGGGGTTGACTATCGATGATGCTTTGCGTAACGCAAGGCTGGCAAGGATTCTGCGACCAGGCGAGTACAACTCAACAACCAAAGAACCTATCCTATGGAACCCTTCCCTCCACCCCCAGTTGTCGAGCTGACCCTGGAGCAACAGTTCAAACTCCGAAGGATAGAAGATCTCGCAACACAAATAGACAAGCAAGATCTGCTTGATCTATACATGCAGTTGCAAAAGCAGAATTTTATTCTGTCTAATAATCTTTCTAACCTGATAAAACAATGGCCAACTACACCGCCATAGGAGTTTGGAGCTGCATAGGTATTGCCTTCTTTATCTACGTTGTAGATCCTCGTGTGTTCTTCTATGCTCAAGTCGCCCTCCAGGAACTTCTTGTCCAAGTTGAACTACGAAGACATAGAATCCTTTTTCGATTACGAATCTACTTTGACCTACTATCAAGAAAGCCAGGACCCCTGGGACGTGTTCTACGGGAAGCAGAACTCTTCGCCATCAGAAGAAACCCAGCCTACCGAGAGCTCTTCAAAGGAAACTTCCAAAAGCAATCCGGCCCACTACAAGAGGGGGACGATTGAGATCTGGGATTTCATTGTCGATCAAGAGCTTGACTATTTGGCAGGCAACTGTGTAAAATACATTTGTCGTGCTGGCCACAAGTCGGGGGAATCTGAACTCGATGATTGGCTAAAGGTCCATGCTTATGTCAACCGCAAGCTCCAGCAACTGCACCAACAATGACATCGCTAATGCAACAGGCCATCGAATTTCGAGTGGCTATGGGTCAACTGGTCAACACCCAGGACGAATGCGTCCATGAAATGCAGCATCGTCTAATCGTTGAAGAGCTCAACGAATTTGATGAAGCATTTGATCTTGAGTTTTCAGACAACAACATCTCTCGTTTAGAGAACAAGGAACACCAGCTGAAAGAGCTGGCTGACTTGGTGTTCGTCTGTTTTCAATATGCCGCTGCTCGCGGTTGGGATTTGGACACAGCCATGCGCCGTGTTTATGAATCAAATATGAGCAAACTCGTTGATGGCAAGCCCCTACGCCGTGACGATGGTAAGATACTGAAGGGGAAGAACTATCAACCACCTGTTCTCACTGACCTTGTTGCAGATGAAACCTGAAAAAATTGTTCGTACCGGCCGTGTTCAAAATTGGATTGACAACCCGGAGTCCCGTTTGCCAGTCAGCTGCACGATCTTTAACGTGTCGGACAGCATGGAGGGACCCGAAGGCATCGAAGCCTCTTGGCGCTTTGCCTCTTTCGCGCTACGCCACGGAGCTGGTGTTGCTATTCATCTTTCTGATCTCCGTCCCCGTGGCGCTGAGAACGGAAAGGGTCTTACGGCAAGCGGTCCTGTCTCTTTCGCCTACCTCTACTCAGCTCTTAACCAGACCTTAAGGCGCGGTGGAGTGTACAAGAACGGCGCGACAGTGGCTCACCTCGATTACTGGCACAAGGACGCTCTTGAGTTTGTCACAGCTACCCGTGATCAGCTGCCTTGGATGAAGAAGTGTCTCAACGTAGACCCTAACTTCCTTGAAGAAGCCCACCCCGAACTGATCCGTGCCACTCTTGACGCCATCAAGAAGGGTGATCTCTGGCTATCGAAGATCAAGTATGACCAGAACGGTGAGCGCATCCGTAGCAATGTTTGCCTTGAGGTGTATCTCAAGAGCCGTGGCACCTGCCTCTTGCAGCACATCAACCTTGCGGCTTGTAAGCCAGAAGAAGTATCCATTGCTTTCCGTGATGGGATGCGGAGTCTGTGTGAACTTCATGGTCGCACTGGTGTTGACAAGAGTGGTGAATACTTGAGCCCCACCATTGACCGTCAGGTTGGCCTTGGAATGCTTGGCCTAGCAAATTTCCTGGCACAAAACAAAGTCACATACGCTGAGTTTGGTGAAGCACTTGATGCTTACAACAACAACCAACCTAATGAGTCTGTGGCTTATCGCCTTGCTTCTAACATTGGGCTAGGCATTGAGCTTGCAGCTATCGAAGCTCGCGCAATGGACATGGATCGTGCCTTTGCCATTGCACCGACAGCCAGCTGCAGCTATCAGAACGTTGACCTGCGTGGCTTCACCACCACCCCTGAGATTGCACCTCCTATCTCTCGGCAGGTTGACCGTGACTCCGGCACGTTCGGTACTCAAAGCTTCGACTATCCACCCGACTGTGAGATTGCATCAGAGGTAGGTTGGAAAGCATACAAGCGAGTTGCCGATGGCATCGTAACGATGCTGACTAAGACAAACCTTTTCCACGGGTACTCCTTCAACTCTTGGAGTGATGTGTGTACCTATGACGAGCGTTTCCTACAAGAATGGTTGAGGTCGCCACAGACCAGTCTCTACTACAGTCTGCAGGTGCAACCTGATACCCAAGCAAAGGATGATGCCTTTGCCGCATTGGATGATGACTTCCACGAAATGTTTAAGTTCGAGGAAGAGCTTGATCCAGATAGCAGTTCCACCCCTAACCTAAAAGAAGACAACATTTGTATTCCCTGCGGAGAATGACACAGCTATCACCCTACGATCAAGTTATTAGTCGGAAGCGCAAGTGGACGCCTTTAGCAGTTCAGAAGGGGGAGGTAGTTGAGGGGTCTGAAGATGCTCTGAAAAGAGCACTCGGACTCCGCCACCTCGAACTTCCCGTACGCGAGTTTCTCCAACAAGGATTAGACCGCGAACTGCCAAACACTCCAGGGTTGCGCGAAGCTCTTTTGTCCAATCAAAAGGATGAAGAGAACCATGACCTTGCCCTTAATTATGTCATTAAGGCGCATGGTGCGGAAGAAAAATATGAAGACGAAGCCAAACATATTTTGAGAGCATGGCTCGATGCGCCTGAGCATCCTATTCTTAAAGCCGCTATTCTCGAACGCAGTGTCTTCTTCGTCATCCTCCCCTTCTTCCGATTCAACGGAGACATCGGCCTCCGCTCGACGGCAGCCGACGTGTCAAGAGACGAACAGTGCCACGTTGCGATCCATACGATGGTATGTTCCGAGCTGGGCCTCAAGTCCACATCAAGCCTCAATCGTTTGCGCCGAGCCACAGTCGCTTGGGTAATGGATAGTCTTGGTATGGACGAGAACAAATACCTCAACAAAGACTTCTGGATTAAACAGTCCGACAGTCTTTATGCTCGGGGCAAGGCTCCGGGGCTAAAGGACACACAGCGCAGCCGTATGCCTGCGTTCTTCGAAGCCTCTAATAATGACCTACCACAGTATGGATGATGATGTTTACTCCGTTGATGTTCCCCTTGCTCGTGTAGTAGGGGGGAAGGTAAATCTCAAAACTCTAATCAAGGAGTTGGATGAGATGTACCCAGATGTTTTTCCTGACAGCAACATCTCTGAACGTGACCTGGCCTTTCGGTCTGGTTGTATTCACATTGTCAGGTTTCTAAAATCTAAACTCGAATAACAATGTGCTTAGCCCCTAGAAGGCCGAAGGTGGAAGCTCCACCCCCGGCACCCCCGGCACCTCCCCCGCCCCCACCACCGCCGCCGCCGGCTCCGCCCCCGGCACCTCTGCCTCCTCCTGAGTCAGCTGGTCAGAAAGTTGCAACCATCAAACGTTCTGCTTCTGTCCGTGGTCCCCAAGATGATGGCAAAGGCGCTGCAGCAATGCGTCGGCCGCGTGCTCCTATTCCTACTATCACTGGCCAGGCAACTGGTATTAATGTTCCTGGAGCATCTCAATAATGGAAAATCAATCTGCCGCATCACGCTACGCTCGACTAGCAAGCGACAGAACGATCTTTCTTGACACTGCTAGGGATTGTGCGAAGCTCTCTCTGCCCTATCTCCTGACGCCTACAACGGGCGTTACCAATGGGCAGAAGCTTCCTACACCCTGGCAGTCAATCGGAGCCAAAGGATGTAACGTCATGGCGAGTAAGCTCATGTTGAGTTTGTTCCCTGTGACGGCTACATTTTTTAAGCTACAGATTAATGACGGGAAGCTCGCCTCTGACCCTGAGTTAGATGCTACGATCAAATCAGAGATTGACTTGAGCCTCTCCAAAATGGAGCGGGTTATCATGCAACACATTGCTGAATCACAGGACCGTGTGGTCCTACACCAGGCAATGAAGCATCTAATTGTAACCGGCAATGTGCTGGTCTACATGGGTTCGAGTGGTGTAAAACTGTATCCTCTTGACCGTTATGTGGTCGTCCGTGATGGAGAGGGTCAGCCCACCGAGATCGTTACTGTTGAATCTATTAATCGTCAATTCCTTCCTGAACAATTCCAGAAGCCCAAGCGCACTGTCAACAGTGTTGATGACAATACATCAATGCCAGCTGTTGATGTGACTGTGGGTGAGGATGAAGCTGCTGTCTACACTTGGGCCAAGCTCAAGGATGGTCAGTGGCGTTGGCGTCAAGAAGTAGACGGTGAAATCATTGAAGATAGTTACGGCAAATCGCCTAAATCTATCTGCCCATTTTTGCCCCTTCGCTTTAATGTTTGCGATGGTGAAGATTACGGAAGAGGCAGAATCGAAGAGTACTTGGGTGATCTTAAGTCACTCGAAGGACTCATGCAAGCTATGGTCGAAGGCTCTGCTGCTGCCAGTAAGGTGGTGTTTTTGGTATCTCCTTCTGCAACCGTCAAGCCTTCTATTCTGGCGAAGGCGGGAAATGGTGCAATCATTCAGGGCCGCCCTGATGATGTGTCTGCAGTTCAGGTCCAGAAGCAAGCAGACTTCTCAACCGCCTACCAAATGATTACTCAGCTCAATCAAAGGTTGAGCGAAGCATTCCTTGTGTTGACCGTGCGCCAGTCAGAGCGTACAACAGCCGAAGAAATTCGTTACGTTTCACAAGAATTAAACGAGCAATTAGGTGGCATCTACGGTAACCTGACGACCGAACTGCTTCGTCCCTATTTGCAAAGAAAACTGTTTACGCTTCAACGCTCTGGCGTGTTGCCTAAACTACCCAAAGGTGTTGTGTTCCCCACGGTCATCGCTGGTATCGAAGGTATCGGTCGCGGCCAAGACAGGGAATCACTGATGCAATTCATGCAGACCATTGCTCAAGCTCTTGGGCCTGAGGCTTTGGTTAAGTATGTAAATCCTGAAGAGGCTATCAAGCGTCTTGCTGCTGCCCAAGGTATTGATCCAGTTGAACTGATCAAGACTGCTGAGCAACGGCAACAGGAAATGCAGCAGGCACAACAACAGCAAATGCAAGCTTCGATGGTACAACAGGCAGGCCAGTTGGCTAAGGCTCCTATGCTGGATCCATCTAAGAACCCTGATGCTCTCGAAGCCGTACAAAATACTGTCGATGGAATCCAAGAACAAGCGTCCGGTGGAGCCCAGCCCCCTGCCTAGCGCATCCCCTACTGAACTCTCTACCCGTAAGAAGGCCGTCAAGCCTTCTGTTCATAACAAACCCCTCGCCAAGAAAAAGGTCACTACTCCTGGCCTTGGCATGGTCTCTCTCACCACCCACTGATCCACAAACCTATGGCAGAGATTACTTTTGACGCTACCGATCCACAGGCTACAGAAGCTAGGCAAGCCGAAGAGGCTCGTCTTATTGAGCTTGGTGAAAAGGTTATCAATGATGAGGAAGCTCGTCAGCAAGATACTTATGATCGCGCCAAAGCTGCTGAAGAATCAGAACTTCGGTACGCTGGTAAATTCAAATCTGCTGAAGATCTCGAAAATGCCTACAAGGAACTTGAGAAGAAGCTTGGCCAGAAGGAAGACAGTCCTACTGAGACGACTGATCAGCCTGAAGCTGAGGCCCAAACCTCCGAAGAAAGCACTCCGCTGGATGATACTGTTCAGTTCATCCGCGATGCGTCAGATGAGTACTTTAGTAACGAGAACCAACTCAAACCTGAGACAGTTCAAAAGCTAAAGGAGATGCCGTCTGAGCAGCTGATTGATGCTTATCTACAGATGCAGAAGGACCTGGCCCCTGAGCCAGGTGCCCTGTCTGATGCAGATGCAAGCGCAATCATGACCGCAGCAGGCGGAGATCAGGCTTACAACGAAACCCTGGCATGGGCTGCTGACAATCTGAGTCCAGATGAAGTGGCAGCTTATGACAATGTGATTAACAGTGGTAACAAAGATGCTATCTTCTTTGCTGTTAATTCTTTGACCCAGCGCTACAAAGATGCTGTTGGGTTTGAGGGTGCTCGTGTGTCTGGCAAATCTATTCGCAGTAGTGTCCAAGGTTACCGTAGCCAAGCCGAACTGGCTCGTGCTATTAGTGACCCTCGCTATCGCAATGATCCAGGCTATCGTCTTGATGTTCAAGAAAAGCTGGCTGCAAGCGGCGATCTTCTGTAAGATCGTGGGGACTGCAATGTCCCCCTGTCTATTGAGGATGGGATAACCTCGTTAAAAACCCAGTCATGACTGGAACCTTGGCCCGCTGCGGTGGATACCCTTGGTGAAAGCGAACCCACAACTAAATACTTTTCCCGGGAACCCTATTGTAAATATCTAGTTCATTAATTAAAATGGCAACTCTTACTCAACTAGGCCAGGCTAATAAGGCTGGCGATACTAAAGCTCTTTATTTGAAGCTGTTTACCGGTGAGGTCTATGAGGCCTTCCGTAACAGCACGATTGCTAAGGGTCTGGTGATGAACCGGAGCCTGACAAATGGCAAAGAGGCACAATTCATCCATACAGGACGTGTCAGCGCAGGCTATCATACGGCCGGCACTGCGATCTTGGGTTCGGGTGATCCTCCGGTGGCAGAGACCACCATCGCGATGGACGATTTGCTCGTCGCCTCCGCGTTTGTGGACAACCTTGACGAAGTTCTGGCTCAGTACGATATTCGCGGCCCGATCTCGCGTCAGATTGGCCAGAGCCTCGCAGAATTTTATGACCGTCGTATCTTCCGTGTGCTTGACCAAGCAGCTGGCGATACCGCCGCTGTGACTGGTGAGCCCGGTGGCTTCGAGGTGAACCTCGGTTCTGGTAACGAGTACAACGCTCAAGCACTGGTGGATGGCTTCTTCGAAGCCGCAGCTCGTCTCGACGAGGTTGCAGCACCCCAGGACGGACGTGTCGCCGTGTTGTCCCCCCGACAATACTATGCGCTGATCTCACAAGTAGACACGAACATCTTGAACCGCGACCTGGGCAACAGCCAGGGTTCTATGAACTCCGGTGAGGGCCTCTATGAGATCGCTGGTATCAAGATCTACAAGTCCAACAACATCCCCTTCCTGACCCGTTACGGCTCCGCTTCTGGCGAGCTGATCGACGCAGCTGCTGTGACTGGTGAGAACAACAGCTATGGTGTTCGTACCGACTTCACTAACAGCTGCGGCCTTATCTTCCACCGTGACGCTGCTGGCGTTGTGGAAGCTATTGGTCCTTCTGTTCAAACCACCGGGGCAGACACTAAGGTGATCTACCAAGGCGATGTTATCGTCGGCCGCTTGGCCTACGGTGCTGGTGCCGTCCGCGTGTCCGTTGCTGGTGCTTTCCGCAACGTTTGATGGCCACTTCCATCATTTAATATCTATCGTCGCTATAGGGCCATCCTTCGGGGTGGTCCTTTTTTCTTGCCCGAATAAAATGACAACTCAACTTCAAGCTGTTAACCAAATGCTTAGCGGTATCGGGCAAGCCCCCGTGGTGGCCCTCGATGTTGCTAACCCAGAGATTGCTATTGCTTTGAATATCCTAGAAGCAGTAGAAGGTGAAGTCCAAGGCGAAGGCTGGCACTTCAACACCGAGGTGGCGTACCCTTTTGTCGCTGATGCAAGTGGAGATATTGTGGTTCCTACCAACGTACTCCAGCTGTCTGACAACAAGTTTGCCAATTCTCAAAAGTACCAGACCGTATTACGGAATGGTAAACTTTACGACAAAATTAATCATACATACACATTTACAGCTGGTGCAACAATCAAATGTGATGTAGTATGGAAAGTAGCTTTTGAAGACATGCCCCATGTTTTCCAAGACTACATTACGCAACGAGCAGCTCGTGTGTTTGCTGGGCGAGTCCTAGGCTCACAAGAGATGGTTACCTTCAATGCTCAAGACGAAGCTATCCTGCGAGCTAATTGTTTGGCTTACGATACTTCTACCTCTGAGGTAAATATCTTTGGCCAAGAAAACGGTCAGAATACATACATTAGCTACACTCCTTTCCGCGCTATCTCTCGATAAATCATGGCTGCTATCTCACAAAAAATCATTGGCCTGGTTGGTGGGGTATCTCAACAGCCTGATTCTCTTATGCTTCCGGGCCAATTCCGAGAGTGTGATAATTACTACCCTGACCCAACCTTTGGTCTGCTGAAAAGACCAGGCGCCAAACACGTTCGCAAGTTAGACAGCCCTTACGCTGATGGATCATGGTTCTTTATTTGTAAAGGACTTGACGAAAAACTTTTGCTACAGATTAGCAAAACAGGTGGTGTAAAGCTTTGGGATGCTCAGAGTGGTATTGCACAGACAGTCAATGCGTTGTCGTCTAGTGCTACTACTTATGCAACCCATGATTCTAAAACGGAACTAGAAGTTCTACAGATTAACGATTTTATCTTTGTTCTTAATAGAAACATTCTAGTTGCCAACGGAACTGCAACATCACCAACACAGACACCATTCGGTTGGGCCGAACTGACAACGATTGCGTACGACACCGAGTACAAGATTACAATCGATGGTGTTCCTTTTGTTTACCAGTCTCCAACCTCCAGTGGTAGTCGTCTTAACACAAACACTATCGTTGATGCGTTGGTTACCTCAATCAACGGTAATGCAAATTACAACGCGATCGGGGTCGCCAACTACATCTATATCGAGCGTACGAATGGTGCGGACTTTTCGTTGAAGGCATCTGGTAGTGTCTCCGGTACTGGTCTCGAAGCATATAAAGGCACGATTGATGGCGTCGAAGATCTGCCTGCTCAGTTTGTGCATGGCAAGATTGTTCGCATTGCTGCCAGTGGTGATTCTACTGGTGATGATTATTTTCTAAAATTTGAAACCGAAACAGGATCTGGCGAAGGTGCCGGTGTGTGGCAAGAGACGGTAGGCCCTGGCACTAACCTTGGTGTTGATGCCTCAACTATGCCTCATGCCATCATTCGTGAGGCTGACGGTAGCTACACCTTCCGTGAGCTGAGTGAATCTGCTGCGAACTCTTACGTTCTATCCACGTCTGTCAACGGCATTCCCTTGACGGCTTCTGTGACTAGCAACGGAAACGCTCGTTGGCACATTGGCCAAAGCTTTCCTGTCTATGGTGGTACTGGTAAAAACCTGCGCCTACAAGTAACATCAATCAATGCCAACCGTCAGATCACTGGCATCAAGATTGTGCGTGCTGGTCAAGACTATACAGCAGCTGATGTTGTATCTAATAATGAGGGTGATACATTTACCATCAACACCGTAGGTACACAGACAATTAGCGGTAGCACCTGGGCAAACCAGTACTGGGAAGGCCGTACCGTTGGTGATGCAGAGACAGCCAAAGACCCTACTTTTGTAGGTAACTCTATTACAGGCATGTCGTTCTTTAAGAACCGACTTGTCTTGATGAGTAGTGAAAACGTTGTCTGTTCTCAGGCTGCAGAGTTTCTTAAGTTTTATCCTCAGACTGTAATTACTACAATTGACAGTGACCCTATTGACCTGTCCGCAGGTTCTGTCACTCGGATTGAGTTTCGTCATGCGTTGCAGCGTACCAATGGTTTGCTGATGTTTGCAGACAACTCTCAGTATGTGCTGCAGACGCGAACCGAAGCGTTCTCGCCTACCACTGCTGAACTTAACTTGATGTCTAGCTTTAGCCATAGCGTTAACGTCAAGCCGGTTGACCTTGGCAACACTGTGGTTGTGGTGGAGGAAAACAACACCTCTATCGCAGTCAACGAGCTCACCATCTCAGAAGGGGCCAACCCTTTGCGGAAAGAGCTAAGCAAACTCATTCCGTCTTACATTCCTACTGGCATCGATCAGACCAGCAACAGCGTCAGTGCTTCCTTGTTTGCTTTTAGAAGCGTACAAGAAAAAGAAGAACTGTATTTGTTTAGGTATTACACCCAAGACACTGAGCGTTTGATTGCGTCTTGGTTCAAGTGGACATTCCCAGGCGAAGTAGAGCTGGTGGATTTCCATGAGGATGAAGTCTTTGGTGTGCTCAAGACTGATAGTGGTTCTGTGCTGATCCATATTGGTCTGATGACAGAAAGCCCTGGCGGTGCAATCTTCTTTGACAATCAATATGTAGACCTGCGGATGGATTTGTTTGATTACAATCCAGCCAAAACCTATGTGCCTGCATCTGACGAAACCCGTATCTTTTTTAAAGATGGTTGTGACATTGCAGCTGCTCAACCTTGTCTGGTAACCATCGATCCAAACGACAACTCATTTACACAGTTCCCCACGATGCAGTTTGATGCAGCGGGGGCACCAGGACAGCAGTACTATGTCGCTGTCGAAGGTGATCAATCAGCTGTGCAATATGCCTTGGGCTATCGCATTACCTCTGAAGCACGTTTGCCTGGTTTCTATGTTAAGAAAGATAAGCAAGCAGACGAGATTAACGTTCCAACAATTCACCGTGTTCGTCTGTATAGTCATGAATCTGGTCCTTATGAGATCAGTCTTGATGTCCCTGGACGATCTACTTTCACATTGACTCTGCCACAGATTCAAGCCAACTCAAGTACCGCAAACACACCACCGATGATTCGGTCTGCCGAAAACATCATTCCAGTTATGGCTAAGGGCCGTGATGTAGATCTTAAAATTATCTGCAACTCTCCTTTTCCTCTCGCTCTTGTAACGCTAATCTGGGAAGGCACTTATAACAACAAAGGTATCAGAGCAGTATGATCCATGAAATCCGTCCAGCTACATTAGAGGATGCTTCCTATTTAGCTGCACACCTACAGACGGACGATCTGCGTGAAATTCTTGGGTGGGGCCACAATCCTTATCAGGTCCTACCCAAATCTTTTGACCAACTAGAAGATCCTATTGCTTTTCTTGTTAAAGATAAGCTCTGCGGCATGGCTGGGGTATCCAGAACAGATGCCCATTGTGGAGCAATCTGGATGTTGACCACCGATCACGTCCGCCCATATCCAAAGCTATTTTTTAAGGAGGCCAAGAAGTGGGTCGATCAACAAACCTCCTATTCCGTACTTCACAACATCGCTGATCCAAGGAACCATATGCACATGAAGCTTCTCCACATGTTGGGGTTTAAGAAGCTGAGCTATGTGACAGTTGGGCCACAAAAATTAACCTATGTAGAGTTTGCTAAATTAACTAACCATGTGTGAACCTATTACTTTAGGTATTGCTACAGCTGTTATTGGTGGTGTTCAGACTATTGCTGGATACCAGACGCAACAACAGCAAGCGGCATACCAGCATGAGTCTGCCCAGGCAGCTCGTGATTATCAGATTCAAGTCCAGAACCGTAACTACGCTATTCAGAAAGCTAATGCTGATGCAGAGTATGCAGGCCAAATGCGTGCGTATAATGCAAGCCAGCAAGCCTATGAAGAGCAGCTAGAACAGAATCGTAATGCTGCCAACCGTGCGTATCGTTACGAACAGCTAAGGCTACAAGGTGAGCGTGAGAAGGCAGCAGCGACAGCGCAAGATCTTTGGATCAAGAAGATGAAGAAGATGGGCACAACCCTTGCTGCTGGCCGTACTGGTCAGAGTATTTCTAATCTTGTGTCTGATGCTGAACGTGACTATGGCCGCGACCTTGCACGTTTGGGTACCAACCTTGGATACGCAGCCGATGCGTATGAACTAGAAGCTGAAAGAATTTCATTGGATCAGCGCTCTGCTAATGCTGCGGCAGCTAGCCGTAGGATGTTTCAACCTGTCCAAAGTATTGTCGCACGGCCTATGGATCCTCTCAACCCAGTTCGCCCTATGGGGCCGTCTGCTACGAGCCTTGTTCTAGGTCTGGGTCAGAGTGCCCTTGCAGGTGGTTCTGCATATCTTTCAACCAAAGCTCCAGCAGCAGGTGATACCTCTGGTGGTAATAACACACAAACTAAACCCGCCGGTAACTAATGGCAGACATTCAACTTACTGGGTATCAAGGTCCTAGAGGCTTTAAGGCTGCTACGGCTTATGATCCTTCCTCTCAAATTCAAAAACAAGAAGACTCTGCTGCCCGTAAGCGTGAACGTGCTGCTGCTGACTATGGCAAACAGCTGAACCGGTCTGAAGAACAGTACCGTAACCAGCTGCAACAGATTGGTTCGCAGTTTGAAGAGCGTGGTAAGCAGAACCTAGATGCGTTAGCAAAGTTTAGCTCTACCCTTCAGAAAGATTTAGAAGACCGTACCGAGCGTCGCAACAAAGCAGAATACAATGCTGGCCTTGCGGAAATCATGAACGGACGTGCTCAGTTTCCTGAGTCTGTTTATACTGAACACAAGAAAGAAGCTGAGGTGCTTGCTAACGCAGCCGAAGCTGATGGTGAAGTTGCCAATAGTCTAGAAGAAGAGGGCAACAAAGAGCTCAGCCTGCAGATCCGTAAGAGCAGCCCAGCTGTTTCAGGTTGGCGTGCTTATGGTCGTGCGGTTGGTATGGCAAAGAAGGCAGCCCTTGAGGTTCAGCCTTTCCTTACCTCCTTCATGACACGGACTGATCCTATTGTTGTTCTTCCAGATGGCACAAGGAAATCACCAGCAGAGATTGCTCAGTCTGGTGACGAGTACGAGATTGAAGCAGCTCTGGCTGTAGGCTCAGAAGAACTGTTTGAATCTCGGGGTATCTCTCGTCTCAACCCTGTTGTCTTGGCTGAGAACTTTGCCCCTACATTCCAGGCCGCAAAGTCACAAATCAAATCCAACACTGTTAGTCAAGTTATTGCTAACGAGCGTGAGACCAACGAATATAACATTCTTAGTGGTCTTAGGGTTGCTGCAACTACTGAGAACATTACAGATCAAGAACTAGGCAATACCTATCAGCAGGCTGTTAAAGACTTGCAAACACTGGCTGGTCTTAGTAAAGGTAAAGCCGCCAAACTGGCACTAGAAGGTATGATTTCGTCTGCGGAATCTTTACCTCCAGAAGAAGCAGAAGCTGCATTGCAGCGTTTAGAACGGCTTACGAAAATTGAAGGCGATCCTAAGAGTGGTAACCTAGGCAAGCTTAATGCGGATCAATTCCGCGCAGCACGCGCCAGGCTCCGCCAAAAGGGTCGTCAAGAGCAATCGTATATTCGCCAGCAAGAAGCTCGTGAAGTTAATGATTTGATTGCTGAGCTGACAGAATTAAGAGCCTCGACTACAGACTCATCTCAATATGCTCAACAAGAAAAGATATTGCTTGAGCGCATTGCTAAGTATGATAATGCCGAATCACGCATCTTCTTAGCTAAAGACAAGACCGAGCGCCTTCTGCCTCAAGAGTATGCTATTTACAATACAGCTCTTGCTCGTGATGACATGACGCTTGAAATGATTGATGCGTTAGAGATTCCTGATAGCTTGAAAGAAAACCTGCGTGGACAAGCAGTTGATAGAGAACGTAAAGAATATGAAAAGACTTATGGTAGGCAAGTAAGGGATTCTACTCAGCAAGTATTGGCTGAGGCTGGTGAGGTTTCCTTTGATATTACTGGTAAACCAAGCCAAAACCCTGAAGCTTATTATGCTTATCAACAAGCAGTTGAAGATCAGCTGTTTGAATATAGAGAACAGTACAAAAACACTAAGGGTGTTTATCCAACACAGGATGAGCTGTCTAAAGAGTTAGAAAAAATCTCTAAACGAGTCTTTTTAGAATATTACGATTCTAAAGGAAAGCCTCGTAAAAGCACTAAAGAGGCCATGACGATTCGTAAGAACGCTGATGGTGAGCCTGTTTACGATAATAGTAATGTTCGTGTTGATCAATTAGACAATCGTTACGATCATCCAGAAAATAGCATTCTGTTGACAGAGAACGAAGTCAAAGCTAATTTAGAAAGGTTCCGCGATAATCAGCAACTGACTGGCAGGGCTCGTGATCCACGAATCAAGCCAGCACACATGCCAATGGCTACCTTTCTGAAACTGCAAGCAGAACACTATGGCATCAATCCCACCCCCTATCTTAAAGAAGCTGCAGAGCGTGAAGGCACAGCGATGCGGCTGGCTCCT